GTTTAGACAATACTCCTTTGGACTTTAATCCTTATTTCTGGTTAGAAGATAAACCAGATTTTTCTGCCGCCAAGAAAGATAAATACTAATAAATCATGCACAAGTAACTCACCGGGGATATCAATAGTTTTAAGGGTAGTTATATGTCCATGCTGAAGAGCGGAGAAGAGTTTTTAGTGCCCGCTGACGTCGATTTTGATTAATTTTAGTTAACGACTGATAAGAAACCTAGAGACATAAAGAATCCATCTCCGAATTGTGTGGGGCTCTTTACAGCTGTCTAAAGTACGTTCTGGGAAGCAATTAAGGCAAAAATACCGGGATATATTTAAGGTTACGAACCTAAAGAATTTAAGTAGAAGATGTAAACCTTAGTAGATAGTTACTCCCACGTTATAAGTGATGACGGTTCCGCTTTCGAAAGTACTTAATATTTCGAGCTTCGTAGGATTGTTGATAGATAATTTTTGAGAATTCTACTAACAAATTTTAGGTAAAGAACTGAACAGTAGGATTTTTGGTAGTCCTTCAATTCTATGGACCTAGAAGAATTCACTTAAGTTATGTTACCTGAATTTAACACTGTGTTTATACCTATACCTAATGAAGGTCAACCTTGGCCAGATCAGTTCATTAGTGTTTGGTAGCGAGACTGGTCTAGGACGCACGGTCCCGCTAAAGATAATTTCAGCAAGTACTTAGCATACAAAGTTAGAGGCACTACTTTTTCTGGTGAATCTATGACTACTCTAATGAATACTATAAGGAAGGTTCTTTATAGTTACTACGATATCCATATTTCTCTTAATATACGTAGGCCTTGGAGAGATGGTAGATTCTTCGTCCTAGCTGCTGGAGACGATGGCTGCACTTTTGGTAATAGATAACTGTTATAGCAGGTGTAGCAAACTAAATTGTAACTTTCCGATCCTGAAGTAATACATAGAGGTTTAGGTTAGATAATTAAAGAAGCCCCTCTAACTCCTTCTCATTAATTTGATTTTTGTAGTAAACTGGTTTTAAAGGATCATGGTTTGTTTATGGGTCGAGATTTGAATAAAGTTCTCACTCATAAGTAGTATTTCACCAAGTAAAATCTGACCCTTTAGATATATCCGCACTTGCATCCACAAGCTATATATCAAGGCCTTTAAAGTGAGAAGAGTAGTAGACTTCTAGAAGAGATAATGTAGATTAGAGTGTAATGCTTAACTCCTAGTGTTAGCGTCAATACTAATCTAAATTATCAATTGTAAGGTCAGAGTTACGTTGACTTGACAACTGATACAGACTACTAATTTGAAGAAGCCGTTAACAGACATCTTGATATAGATTTATCCACCCTACTGAGGC